TCATCATAGTCAAAGAAATAATTACTATATTGATCTCTTATATCTTGTACAGCTTGTTGATCATATGCACCATATGGAGAGCTAGTTAAAGGATTACCAGCAGAATCTGTTGCATTGTAAAAAGAAAAATCAAAATCAGGATTGCCACCATAAAAATCTTCTCCACCAATTCCGCCATAATCAGAGGTATCTTCAGTTTCATCTGTTGGAGACATACTCATTGGTTGTACTGGATAAGGATTGTAAGCAGATTGAATTAAACCTTGGGGTGCAGAACCTGTATATGCTGCATATGGGTCTATAGCTGTCTGTGGTGCAAACTGTACGCCTTGTGCTGTACCTGCAACAAAGTTGCCATCTGCATCATAACTACCTTCATAGTCATAACCACCTTTAGTTCCTGTATAAGTATCTGGTCCTAGTGTTGGAGCTGACCCACCTCTTGTACTCATTGATGGAGCATTAAGGGTATCAGGTCTAAAGTACATTGTTTCAGGTGCAAATCCTGCCATAAAGTCAGGGTTTACTGCATATTGTTGTTTAGCTGGTGCATATACTTGTCTATTTGATTCATAGCCATATTGATCATCACTCATTTTATTTGCTAAATTTCTAGCAGAACTAATAAAACCACCATCATTAAACTGTGTTAATCCACCTGTTGCTGAATATAACTGTACTTCAGGATTATTAGCATACATATCTCTTTTGCGTTTTTCTTCATCCATTTCTAGTTGTCGCATTTGTTCTTCAAATAGTTCTTGGGAGTTTATAATTGCTCTACCACCTAATGCTGTACCAGCCATCATTCCACTAGGAGACATAGCTGCACTTGCTAAAGTTTTAGCACCTTCATCAAACCCACCGCTAAATGCTGTTTTAAGAGATTCACCTGCTGTCGGCATTACTGATCTTGCTGCTGCTTGTTGACTTGCTAATGTTGTTGGAACACCTCCTAATCCATCAGCTAATTGAGCAGGAGTTAAATTTGCTGCAACTTGTGAAGTTCCATCTGCAACACCTGATGCTACTTGTGCACTACCAATATCACTAGCTAAATTAGGATTAGCTGCATTTCCTAATGCACTTGTTCCAAACCCTGCTGTTAAACCAGATAGTAATGCTTTAGAACCAGAGCCACCTGTTTGTGCATATGTAGCTAAACCTGCTCCAATACCTGCTGCTAATGCAGGAGATAAACTTGTAAATAAAGCACCACCAGCCATTGATCCTAATACTGGTGCAAGAAAAGGTAAGAAGGCTTCAGGTTGTCCTGTTTGTGGATTTACTGTAATAGGCATTGCTTGTGCCAAGCCTTTAACTTCTGCTGGATTTACATGAAGAAGCATAGAGTCGCCATAACGACCTTGTGCTGCTACATTTTGTGTTTGTTCTTTTATATTCATATTGCCACCTTGAGCATAGCCAACTAATCCGCCCATATTTTTTTTTAATGCTTCTTTTTTAATTTCTGCAGGAATGTCATCAAGTTTATTTTTACTTGTTTGCAGTAAATTTATTAATTTTTCTTCATCCATTGAAAGTTCTAATGATCTTTGTGCTCGTGCTTTATTTTTTTCTTCTTTAGATAAAGGAAAATAAAGGTCTTTAATTTGTGATAATTCTCTTCCAGCACTATATTTTAAAACTTCCATAATGCTATCTTCATATAGTTCATTATAGTCATCTCTAATTTTTTGTTTTTCTTGTTCAGATAAAATTTCTTTTTTAGCCATTATCTTTCCTCTGTGGTTTCACAGCCAAACATATTAAAACTCATGTCAACTGCACTTGTATAAACTTTGATAACATCTGTTTGATTTAATGTTATACCTAAAACGATTGCTAGGGAATCATTAGCTGCTACTGATTTATCATAGTATATGTACTGTTTATCATCAGCACCTGCTCCAGCTACATGAACACTTAGTCTAAAAGTGATAGCAGAACCTGTGCGATTTGCTGCAACAATAGAACTAACTGTTGTTTGTGTCATATCTGGCACTGTGTATAACACAGTAGTTGTAGTAGCTGCTGGGTCTAACTGTCCTAATACTTTAAGATTATCAGCCATGTTTCATTCCCATAAGTAAAAATTGTTGTCGTCTAGAAGCCTTGCTTATAGTAGTAGATTTCATTCTATTAATTAAAGTAATTTTAGTATTGATTTCTTCAATAGCTTGTTCTATTAATCTGCGTGTAACTGCTTCATTATTTGGATCAAACTCTTGACTAGGTAAGGGTAATGCTATCGTTTTGATATCAGCCATTATCTTTTACCATCTGGTCTAATCTCTAGTCTAAGGTCTCCTGCTCTCCAACCATAGTCACTAGATGAGTTTGATATTCTAACTGCAGCTTGTCTGCTTCTAGCTCTAGTATTAGAAAATGTAGAGTTAGGTGTTACATCAACTGTTTGTAATGTAGTTAGGTCTTGCAGTGGATAGTCTCTACCTTTAATGGTGTAAGTTACGCTATCACTTGTACCTTGTTGATCTCTAAACTGTACATCAGGTATGAGTTTAGATATAAAAGTAAATCTTTCACCATCTGGCTCTAAGTCAAAGTCACTTGACTCTATGTATGCTGTAAAGTTACTGCCATCATTGCCATGACCTTTTTCATGATTGTAAACATAGTTAAGATTGCTTGAGTCATTTTTACTTGCAGCTATAGGATATTCTAGTATTGATGCTTGATCCCATGCTGTTCTAACAAAACCATCATCGGTTGTACCTATGCTCCAAACATTTTCAAGATAGTTGTATAAAACATACTTATCTATTTCTGTATTAGTGCCTGATGGATAAAACCACATTACTTCGTTGGCAATATTATTTACTGCAGCAAACACTTTAAATGCTTGATCTTGGTTTAAATCAGATAAAACATAGTCTAATACTGTGCATTGTATTTTTTCTGCAGACCCTGAATAGGCATAAAACCCACCAGAATCCATAAAATATACTCTGTTATTAGCACTTACAGCAGCATTAGGTCCTATAAGTGATGGACCTTCTGCTACTTCTGTAAATGAAAAAACAAATGGTTCGCCAACAAAACGCATAGAAACAATACCTACATCAGTCCAAATAAGTATTTCTTGTCTTGTTCTAAGTGCTCCAATAATTTCAGAACCTGATGATAGTTGTACACCACCAGCTTGATTGGTTGCTGTAGGAGTCCAATCTACTGCACTTTCTCTATCAGAAAATCTTACCAGTAAAGGGTCTATAGTGCTTGAACCTATAGGATTACAACCAAATGCAATACAGTGTTTATCTACATCAGAAGTCATTATTTGTATAACTGCTGTAGGTACATCACTTGCACCTGATTCTGCTGATAATAATGTAGCTCTAGTGCTTAAACCATCTGATTCATCCCAAAAATATATTGGTCCACCTCTAGGTGCAGCAAGAGTGTCATCACCAAAATTATCTATAGTCCATAATCTTAATTGATTAGTTAAAGATAAATCAGCTTTTGATCCCCATGTTCCTGATCCCCAAGGGTTTACACCCCAACCAGTAGAACGAACATAAACATCTAGTCCTGAATTAATTTGATAAACACCATCTACCCCTGAACCACCATTACCTGTGTCACTTGAGTTAGCAGTAACAGTATTACCATCAGTATCTTTAGCAGTAAAAGTATAAGTATCTGCAGTAGGTACAGAGTCAATTTGATATTCTTGATTTAAAACAGTAGCTGTAATTAATCCACCTAAACTAACAGCTTGTGCAAAAGTAACAGAATCTCCTGCAACTGCTCCATGTGCATCGTCAGTAGCTGTAATAGTAGATGATCCATTGGTTGCTGCAAATACAACACCATTGGTAGATGTAGCTCTAATAGGATTTATATCGTAATAAACATCTCCATTAAGAACATATAATTTTTGATGAGTGCCAAGTATTATAAACTGATCGCCATCGATAGCTTTATATGGGTATAATTTTCTACAAGTTCCAATAAAACTTCCATCAGTAAATTTATCCCAACCACCTATGCGTTCAGGTTTACCTTTACGAAATCTTACTTTGTCAGCATCAAACCAACCATACTCATTACTGTAGTTAGTACCTTCTTTATTAATTCCAGGTCTAAAAACATACTTAGCTAAAGGCATTACACTTCACTCCAATCTTCACCTTGAAATAAAAGAGCTTCTGCTTCTCTTCTTCTAACAAGACCTTCTAATACTTTGCCACCTGCTTTATTCCAACGCTTAATTTGATTAGGTACTTCTTCCCAATCTTTTTCATTAATTTTTTTTAACATTGTGCTGTTATTAAGATTAGTAGGACCTAAGTTATATGTCCATGCTACTAAAGCATCAAATTGATTTTGTTCTAAATCAACTTTAACTGCATCATTTACATATCCACCATACTCATGCAATTCTTCTTCAAGCCAAGCATCAGCTTGTTCTTGTGTGCAAGTATCACCAGCTTGTACATTTTTAGTTCTTCCATAAGCTATCGTTAAAACATCAACAGCATCGTAATATGCTTCTAACTTACAGCCTTCAAACTTTTTAATTAATGATATGCCTTCATTTGATATGTTCATTTATCCCCCTGCGGTGTAGTAACTTTTCTATAATAAACCACAACTTCTTGTAACTCACTGATATAGCGTTTTAATTCTTGTGTGTTGTATGCCATCAATTCATAATCAGGTACTGACATAGCAAGAAATACAACTGTACCACTTTCTTTTTCTATTCTAGCAAGAAACTCATCTAAGTTTTTGTCTGAAACAACATACCAATAAGGATCATTTAAAGATATTTCACGAGGCATTATTGGTTGTGCTATAGATCGTTCTATAGGTTTAGAAATAATTTCTACTTGCTGTCTACTCGGAAACAGACTGCAACTGGAGATTATCGTCAAGACCATCAATAGTCCTGCTAACTTCTTCGATGCTATCAAATACTTTTTTTGTTCCATTGTTTACCCTTGTTTCAATTAAACTAGGTTTAGCAATAGCTAATTTAGTTAAATTGTGTCTTTTAAATATATCAAGATAACGAGTCATTTCTAATTCTATTTCGTTATTTCTTTTTTGTATTTTTAATAAACCTTCTGATTGCGTTTTAAAATCTTCTTGCAAAGTTTTAATAGCTTCTTTTTGTTCTTGATCTCTTAGCTCAAATGCTTGATTAAGTTCTGCTAGTTTAGAGTTTTCATTCCAAAGAAAAAAAGTAAACAGACCTAGTATTGCAAGTACACCTAATAAAATTCTACTCATTTATTAAACTCTCCCATGCACTCTGTCCATAACTCTGTATTTATTAAATGTTTGCAAACTTCATATTGATTACGCCATTGTTCAGGATCATAAGCATCAGACCATTCTTTTTTAGGCATAGGTACTGTGCAACTTGTAAGTACAATAATGCCTAATAAATAACGCATTATCCGTTTAATGGATTATCGTCTTTATTTTCTAATTTACTTAAATCTTTTTCTAAACTTTGTAAATCAGCTTTAATAGTAGCAAT